CCGGGCTGCGCTGGCAGAGGATGGCACGCTCTACATCGCGGATATGGTGCATGGGCGGTGGGAGTGGCCGGACGCGCGACGGGTCATCACCTCCACGGCGCTGGCGGATGGGCCAGCCGTCCAGATTGGCATCGAGGAGGCCATGCTCCAGGTGGGGATGACACAGGAGCTGAGACGGGATCCGCAACTGGCCGGCCACACAATCCGGGGGATACGCTGTGAGAAAGATAAGCTGGTGCGGGCCAACCCCTGGGCCGCGAGGGCGGAAGCGGGGAAGGTAGCATTGGTACAGGGTCCTTGGGTTGGCCCCTTTATAAATGAGGCCGTGGATTTCCCCCTGGGCGAGCACGACGACCAGGTGGACGCGGTGAGCGGGGCGGTGCAGATGCTGGCCACGGGGAAAGTGGAGGTGCGTTGGGCATGAGGATCTTTGACCGAGTGATGGGGCGCTTGGGATACGCGAAACAGAGAGCGAAGGTGCAGCTGCCGCGTCACCTGCGAGTTGTGGCCGAGCAGAGCCGCTGGAACATGACCGACTACTCGCTCTACGGAAACCAGGCCAAGACCTACGCCCTGTGCTCCTGGGTCTATATCTGCATCTCGCGGATTGCGGAGGCAGCCGCACTCGTGCCCTTCAAGGTGATGCGGAGGGGGGAGGCGGAGGAGCTACAGGAAGTGCCCAACCATCCCTTTGAGCCACTGCTACGGCGACCGAACGACAAGTTCTCTCAGTTGGAGTTGCTGGAGTCGACCTTTGGGTTTCTGGAGCTTACAGGCAATGCTTACTGGTACTTGAACGTGGTGGATGACGGGGCGGGGCGAGGGGGCGGGGTGCCGGTGGAGATATGGCCGCTGCGTCCGGACCGGGTGGAGATCGTGCCTTCGGACAGGCAGTGGATCCAGGGCTACGTGTACCACGTGAACGGGGCGGAGGTGCCCCTCGGTCGGGACGAGGTGGTGCATTTCAAGCGCTGGCACCCCCTGGCGGACTACGAGGGGCTGTCGGCTATCGAGGCGGCCGGGTATGTGGTGGAGGGTGACCTACAGGCACAGAAGTGGAACGTCAACTTCTTCAAGAACAATGCAGTGCCCTCGGCCATAGTGGGGATTAAAGAGCACGTTTCGGATGCCGACTACGATGCGCTCGTGGCGCAATGGGCCGGTCAGTACAAGGGCGTGGAGAGGGCCCACAAGGCGGCTTTCATCCGGGGCAGCGACGTGACGGTCACCCCTCTGGGGCTCAACCCGCGGGACATGGAGTTCCTCCAGCTGCGGCGATTCAACAAGGAAGAGACCTTTCTGCTGTTTGGCATCCCCCTTGGCAAGTACTCGGAGAACGCCACGCAGGCCAACGCCAACGTAGCGGAGCGGACCTTCTTGAATGAGACGCTGTGGCCCAAGCTGTGTCGCGTGGCCCAGAAGATTACGGCGGAGGTGCTTCCTCGGTATGGTGAGGACCTGGTAGGGCAGTTTGAGGATGTGCGCTGGGTGAGCGACGAGCAGAAGCTGAAAGAGCTACGGGTGGTGGCGCAGTATGGCTTGATGAGCCTGGACGAGATCAGAGCGCGGTATTGGCAGATGCAGCCCCTGGAGACGGGGGAGGTGAGCCGGGAAGAATATGAGATTGCGGGTGTGGACGGGGGAGGTCGTCAGGAGGCGCGTGGGGTGGTGTGGGAGTTTGGTGAGGATGGCAGGGGTGCGGCGGGACCGCTTACTGTGCGAGTGGGGCGGGATGGTGAGGGTGGGTGATGGAGATCGAGGTGGAGGTAGTGGGAGTCGAGGCGGTCGAGGCGGCGCTGGCAGATAAGACTCGGCTCGAGGAGCTTGCCGGGGCGATGGAGAGGTGCGTAGCCGAGCTTACGGTGGAGGTAGGGCGGTATCCGCCGGAGGTGCCAGGCAGCCGGTACCAGAGAACGGGAGCCTTGGGACGCTCCATTGAGGGGCAGGTCGAGGTCGGGGAGGGTGTGGTTATGGGCCAGGTGTCTAGCTCCATCTCCTACGCGCCCTACGTCATCGGGCCGGAGCAAACGAGGTTGATGGAGGCCCGGGGCTGGCAAAGGATGCGGTCGGTTGTGGGTAGCAAGCGAGCCTGGATCGAAGAGCAGTTCAGGGCCGCAGTGCTACGGGCGGTTGGGGGGAGCGATGAAGCGGATGTGTGAGCCTGCAGCCGTCAGCGGTCAGCCGTCAGTTCAGGCCGCTCCGCCCGCTCCAAGGCTCATAGCGTCCCTCGCGTAGCGGCGGGCGACTGCTGACCGCTGAACGCTTAGCCGATCAAGGGGGTGAGGATATGGAGGGAAGGGCAGTCAAGTTTGCAGATGGCGCGCAAGACATGATTGAGGGGCTGGCCATCCCCTATGGGGGGCCCGTGGCGGGCAAGGATCTGGAAGGGGAGTACTTCGGGCCGGATACAGACTTCGCCCTCCAGTGGTATGACAGGCGACCACTCCTCTATCACCATGGGCTGGACAGTGGCGCGGAGATCGTGCCTATTGGGCAGCAGGTGAAGGCCTGGACCAGCGACGTGGGGGTGTGGGCCCGGGCCCAGCTGGACATGAGCAACCGTTACGCGGAGGAGATCCGCAAGCTGATAGAGGAAGGGAGGCTCTTCTTTTCCAGCGGCGCGCTCCCCCACCTGGTGAAGAAGACAGCGGACGGACGCATCACTCGCTGGCCGTGGGTGGAGCTGAGCTTGACGCCCACACCGGCCAACCCTTACGCAGTGGTGGACGTGGCCACGGCCAAGGCTCGGTTCGAGGCCGTGGGGTTAAAGTATTACGCCCCGGGGCGTTTGGCGGATCGAGCGAAAAGCACAAGAACGAGGGAGGAAACCATGAGGCAAGAGATCAAGGGCCTAGTAGCTGAGGCGCTGGCCGAGGCTAGGAGGGCCGAGAAGGACGCTTTGGACGCGGAGAGGAAGCGACAGGAACAGATCGAGGCCAGAGCGCAGGAGCTAGCGCGGAGGATATTGGGGGGGCGGAAGATCGCCTTCCCCCTTGGGAGGCCTAGCTTCGGTGTGCAGGACGCGGCCCTCGATGATCCCCACGTGGAAGCGGTGGACCTGGCGCTGACCTACATGCTGTGTGGCAAGATGACGGTCGACGAGAGGAGTGACCGGGTGACCAAGGGCCGGCACTTTAGCTCCGAACGGCTGCTGAAGGCGATGGCTTTCAAGGCTTACAAGGCCCAGGAGAAGGGCGACCTGGCAGCCAAGGCGCTGGGCGGACTGGCTATCAAGAGCGATGAGGTCATGCACTCGGACCTGAGTAGCTACGGCGATGAGTGGGTGCCCACGCTCTGGAGCCGGGAAATCTGGCGCAAGATACGGCTGGAGGCACGGGTGCTGCCCCTCTTCCCCGATTGGGAAATGCCCTCCAACCCGGCGGAATACCCCATCGAGTCCAGTGGCTTCACGCTGTACAAGGTGGCAGAGACGGCGGACGAGAGCAATCTGGTGATCGGGTCACAGAACGCCCCGGACAGCCAGATCACGACGGCTAAGCTCACCTTCACCGCCGGGAAGCTCGGCGCGCTGGGGTACTTCTCTGAGGAACTGGTCGAGGACGCGATCATCCCCATAGTGCCACAACTCCGGCGGCAGATTGCGGATGACATGGCCCACGGGATTGACGAACTCCTCATCAGCGGCGACGAGACCGCAGGTGCCTCGGAGACGGGGAACATCAGCTACTACGGGGGCAACGTGGGGACCACCCGGCGGTTCCTGGTCATTGACGGCCTACGGCACAACTGCCTGGTGACCAACACGGCCAACAAGCGGGATGGCGGGACCCTCACCTACGAGGACATCGCGGCCACCCGCAAGCTGATGGGCACCAATGCCAAGTACGCTGTTAATCCCAGCAAGCTGGTGCTCATCCCTGACCTGGCGGTAGTGTACAACCTGCTCGACCTGCCAGAGGTGGTGACCGTCGACAAGTTCGGGCCGGCAGCCACGATCCTGACCGGGGAGATGGGCAAGATCAGCGGCATACCCATAGTGCTGACCGAGGACTACCCGCTGACCAACGCGGCGGGGTACATCGAGGATGACCCGGCCGACAACACGAAGGGCTCCTTCCTGATCGTGAGGCGGAACGGAGTCCGGGTTGGCTGGCGGCGTCACGTGAAGGTCACGGTAGGCAACCTCCCCTACTCTGATGCCTACTACATCATCGCCACCGTGCGGTTTGACGTGCAGTTGTTCGATTCCGAGATGGCGGCACTCACCTACAATCTGACGGTGTAGGGGCAGTAGGGGCAGGTCTGAGACCTGCCCCTACGGGGACGGGCAACGTATGAGGGTTTTTGCCTACTGCCTGGCCTCGGCTGCGGGCAGCGTGCGGCGCGTGGCGGGCATAGAGCCGGCCACCTGTCCGCCCATCAGCTATCGGGAC